AGAAAAATTCCAGTATCACACCCTTCTTCCTTTGCTTTGGCAATGTACCAGTCTACAAAATCTAAACAATCTTGATTATGTGTTTGACTGTTGCTTTTTAATCCAAAATGTATGTCTGTAAAACAAGCTGCTTTTTTAAATAGCCCCATAGAATCCTTGACCTATAACTTGCTGTATATCTTTCATCATATCATCGTCCATTTGGCATACCCAGGTGTCTTCTTCATTCATTCTAGTAAACAAAAGTTTTAAACATACACCTTCAGGTAAGCGTAAAGTGATATATTGCATCATTCGTCGCCGCCCTCGTATCTTCTAACTGCTGCTTCGAATTCTCCTTGTCCTGTTCTACTATAACTAGGGTTCATTCCATTAATTTCTAATAGATCGTCTCTGATTACTTGATTACGTTTTTCTATGTTAATGATACGCACAAAGCTGTTAGTTACAGCAGCAGTAAAATATGCGAAAGGATTATTGGATTTTGATTCGTCAAACTGTAATCCTATTTGCGTAAGTTGTAAAATAGCCTGTCCTCTCATTTCATCGTTGTAGGTGTATCCTCTGACGTTGCCTCTAGTAGCATATCTTTCACAAAGTTTAATGTACATTTTAGCCAGAGTGTTAGTAATTTGACCGTGATCTTTACTAAATTTTCCTTTATCAATACCACCTTTCCAATGACTTTTACCAACACATACTAAAAGATCGTTTTCATCAAACTTCCAATGTTGAAATGGAGGAAAGTTTACTTTATCTCTATGATCAGCATCTGTTTTAGGATTTTTTTTACGTGTATTATTCATAGGAATATGATCAAAAGTCATTATCCTAAAAATTAAATCTTGTTTCGGAATTTTTTTATAATCGATTTCGCAATCGGCTTGTTTTATCTTTTCTCCGGCTAGTTTACGTTGTTCGAAATCTTTAGTGCCTAATCGTTTAGCACGATTTCTTTTAGCTTCTGCTATTGTTCTTACATTGATCTTATCTATAGTAGATAAGATTATATCATATTGATGGAATTCTGGTTTGATAAAAGAACAATATGTGTTTTTTGATTTATGAATTTCGTCTAGTAAGTCTTTATTATTAAGATAGTTTATTTTCATACATGATTCCTTGTTACAATATTATAAACAACGCACTTTATTTTGTCAACTAAATAATGGATATAGGAGTTCAATATGGCAAAATTTGATGTTGGTGCGGGGTTAAACACCTTTTCTTCCGGCTCAACTACATTCGGTAGTCAAGGTTTAGGTTCCTTAGGATCTGCGGTAGGTACAGTGGGGAAATTAGCCGGTGCATTAAACAATTTATCTAATCCGGGTGAACTAATTAGTAAATTAAGAAGCATAAATTTGCCAGCAGGCGGTTCTGCATCAGGACAAACTACCAGTGCAGGTGCCCAATGGAGCGGTAGAGAAGCTGAAAATGATTGGCGTGTAAGATTAAGTATACCTACTATTGAAACTTTTTCAGGTAGCCCTGTACTACAACCTTTGCAAGCTGCCGGCGGAATGATTTTTCCATACACTCCTCAAGTCACTTTAAGCAGCTCTGCCGGATATGAAGAGCAAAATATAACACATCAAAATTATAGTTTTATCAATTATACCAATAGTAAACAAGATACCATTACAATCACAGCACCTTTTCATGTAGAAGATGCTGTTCAAGCACAATATTGGTTAGCTGCTGTGCATTATTTTAGATCATTGACCAAGATGTTTACAGGGGATTTAGGAACTGTGTCTGGAAATCCTCCTGCTATAGTTCTTTTAAACGGTTATGGAGATTATGTGTTTAAAAATATTCCTGTTGTAGTTAAGAATTTTAGTGTGGATTTACCACAAGATGTAAATTATATCGCTACTACAGTAGGAAAAAGTTTTGCATCATCAGGACTGTCTGCCTCTACAGCATTACCTAAAAGCCAATGGAACGTTGGAAGAACAGCTACAACACTTGCAGGTGTAGCAGGTGCATTAGGAAATGCTAAATTAGCACAAATTGCCGGCGGTATTGCTTTAGGAGCAGGAGTATTTGGTGCATATCAAAATGCTAAAAATAGTAACAGTGTAACCACTAATCCTATATCGGTAGGTGCTGTTGGCGGTGCGAGCCACGTTCCAGTAAAAAGCTCGTTTACAGTTCAATTATTACCAATTTATAGCAGACAAAGTATGCGTAAATTTAATCTTGCTGATTTTGTAAATGGAAAGTATGTAAACAACAAAGTAGGATATCTATAATGGCAATTTATAAAAAAAATAGTCCTTGGGCAGACACTCCTATAGAGAACAATTATTTAGGTGTGTTAAGAATACGTTCTGTTAGTGCTGAAGCAGATGATTTTCTCTATACCATAGAACCGCAGTACACTTTTAGACCAGATTTGTTGGCGTTTGATTTGTATCAAGATGCTAAGTTATGGTGGGTGTTTATTCAAAGAAATTTAGATGTATTGCAAGATCCTATCTATGATTTTGTACCAGGAGTACAAATTTACATACCTAAAGGCCATAGCTTAAAAAAAGTTTTAGGATTATAATATGCTGCCAGGAATACAAAATGATAAAATTCAAAGCGGTTATGGACAGCCCGAAAGTAAAACAACTGCTACAACTGCTAACGAAATAAAATCTGTAGTACTTTCTGGTAAAAGTGCTGTTTCTGGACTAGTAAATTCAACTGCTGATTTGGAGAATTTAAAAAAATCTATTATTAGTAACAGCACTAGTATGGGAAAAAATATAACAAATCAGATACCAGGAGTGCAGACCGCAGCAGAAAGTCTAGCATCAAGTCAAAAAAACCTAAACTTAAAAGATGCGTTTAATTTTCAAACTAAAGTTCAAGCTGATTTAACTCCACCATTACCTAATATTTTAAGTTATTATTCTAGTTACAACTATATTTTTACACTTAGTGTTTTAACACAGCAGTCGATTAATTTTCCAGATGTTACATATAAAAAAGGTATATATGGTCCTTTGATTTTAAGATCTGCCGGCGGAGCACCTGATAGTGAATTAGTAGGTACATTATATGGAAAATATGATTTTTATATTGATGATGTTAATATAGATAGCGTTATTGGTTTAGACAAGGCAACAGGAAATACTAATGCTACAGGATTCAGATTTAGAATCATAGAACCTTATAGCATGGGGCTTTTCTTTCAAAGTTTACAAGCTGCTGCCTTGGCATCAGGTTACATGAATTATCTCGATTGTCCTTTATTACTTACAATAGAATTTAAAGGACATGTGTTTGATAACGAAACACAATTAATTAGTACACAAATTGATAATTCTCAAAGACACTTTCCACTAAAATTAAGCGATTTAAACATGAAGGTTACTGGAAAAGGCACAACGTATGATGTTGAAGCGTTTCCTTGGAACGAACAATCATTTAGCACAGAATTTAATCAAATTAAATCAGATATTCAATTTTATTGTGACGATAAAGGTCCATTTACAGTACAGAATATGTTACAGACCGGAGAACAAAGTTTACAGTATGTATTAAATGATTATTTAAAAAAACGTGTAAAAAAAGGCGAAAAACCTAATCAGATATTAATTTTATTTCCAAAAGATTCCACGTCAAATCCATCAGGAGGAAATGGTCAACCAAATGAAAATCAAGATCGTAGTGCTTCTATAAATCCTAATGCAGGCAGTAGTGGCTCGGTTCTAAAAAAATTAGGAGTTGCAGCCGGAACAGGAAAAAATACTACACTTGTACAAGCTACTGGAGATAGTTCTGTAAACAAAATAGGACAATCATTAATGGGGTTTAACGCATATTTTAAAGGAGATTCTCCATATCCTAAAGACAATGCTGTTTATGATGAAACCACAGGAATATATATTCGAGGTGATATAACAATTAATCTATCTAATAGTAGCTTTAAATTTAAACAAGGCACTAGTGTTGTAGATATTATTAATAGAACAATACAGTTAAGTGATTATGCTCGCAATGCATTAGATCCTGCTCAAAGATCAGAAAATGGAAAAGTTATTTGGTTTAAGGTAGAAACACAGACGTTTCTTTTAGATTCAGACGAAAATGATACAACAGGAGTTAAACCTAAACTAATAGTTTTTAAAGTAGTTCCTTTTGAAGTAGACATAAGTTATATCTTGCCTACTAATTCTCAAAGGCCACAATTAGATAATTTAAAAAAACAAGCCTTAAAACAGTATGATTATATCTATACCGGAAAAAATACAGAAGTTTTAGATTTTAATATAGATTTTAATGCAGGGTTTTATAGAGCTTTAAATGCTGATTATGGAAGCAATAATGAGGGATATATTGTTCAAGCACCCTCTGGAGCCGCAGCTGATTTAAGCGAAATTGATAGACTTAAAAGAAATGCTATATCTGGAACAATAGGATCTAGTCCACTAACACAAGCGACTCCACAAAAGCAAATTAATACTAAAACAAAAACTCGAACTTATAACATAGGCGGTGGCGGACCAGACGATGCAATAGCAGTAGCAGCAGGTCAATTTCAAGAATTAGTTACAGCTGGTGTAGATATGATTAATCTAGATTTAACAATACTAGGGGATCCTTACTTTTTAGCAGACAGCGGCATGGGAAATTATTCAGCTAAAGGTGTAGGAAATTTTAAATGCATAAATGCAGATGGATCAGCGAACTATCAAGAAACAGAAATCGTTGTACAAGTAAATTTTAGAACTCCTATAGATGTTAACTTAGATACAGGGTTTTATAATTTTGGAGATACAAAACCAGTTACACAATTTAGCGGGTTATACAATATAATTGAAGTTAGTAGTTCTTTTTCAAGAGGAATGTTTAAACAGGTATTAAAAATGTTAAGGATACCAGGACAAGATAACTCTGCCGCAGAATCTAGTCCGCAAACCAATATAGTGTTAAACACTTCACCAAATAACGCTTCAAGTAGTTATTATGGGCAAGTTACAGGAAAAAATAATGTTAATAGTAATCCGCCTAATCCAGGATTACCAGGTGTAATTAATACGGGAGGGTTTACATCTTAATGAGTAACAATGATTATAGAGAACCGATAGGGCAACCGAGTCAATATGAAGGTCCAGTTTGGGCTAAGGTAGTTAGTAATGTAGATCCGACTTATATGGGAGGATTAGAGGTACAGATATTGAGGGAAGTTGGCAACGACGATGATGTTTCCGGACAAGTTATACCTGTAAAATATTTAAGTCCTTTTTTTGGATCTACTGCTAGAAAATTTGTTACAGAAATTGAAGATTATAACAACACACAAAAAAGTTTTGGTATGTGGATGGTCCCCCCAGAAGTTAATAGTATTGTAGTTTGTATTTTTATTAATGGAGATTATAGAAAAGGATATTGGATAGGATGTGTATTAGAAGAAAATATGAATTTTGCTGTCCCAGGACATGCCGCTACAAAATATAATGTAGATGGAAGGGAAGAAAGAGTTCCTGTAGCCGAGTATAATAAAGTAGTAAGAGGCTCTACTCAGGATCCAACAAAAATTCTAAAAGTTGAAAGTCCTTTTTCTAAAACATTAGATGATCAGGGATTATTAAGAGATGATGTGCGTGGAATCACGACTAGCAGTGCAAGAAGAGAAACTCCAAGCACAGTGTTTGGAATAAGCACACCAGGACCAGTTGATAAAAGATCGGGAGCTAAAAGAGGAAAAATAGGAAAACTAGAACATCAAATACCTAATGCTTTTGTTAGCAGATTAGGAGGTAGTTCGTTTGTAATGGACGACGGCGATGATAAGTTTTTAAGAAAAAAAAGTCCATCAAAAGGTCCGCCCGAATATGCTAAAGTTGAATTGAAAGAAACAGATGGTGATGTAACAAGACCCCATAACGAATTAGTAAGAATTAGAACAAGAACAGGACATCAAATTTTATTACACAATTCTGAAGATTTAATCTACATAGGAAATGCAAGAGGAACTGCATGGATAGAATTAACTAGTGATGGAAAAATAGATATATTTGCTGATGATAGTATTAATATTAGAACAAAACAAGATTTAAATTTATATTGTGATAGAGATTTTAATTTAGAAGTAGGAAGAAATTTTAATACAAAAGTAAAAGGCGAAATGCATACTAATGTATTACAAGATCAAATTAACGTTGTAGAAGGAGATCAAAAAATTGAAATCAAGAATCGAGTTGATGAAACTATAGGTGAACAGTATAGATTACATGTAAAAGATCATGCTAAATTTGTTTTCAGTGACGATTACACTTTAGGAATTTTAGGTAGATTAGATTTAAAAGTAACTAAAGGAACTAGTGTAAATTTAGGTATAGGACAAAGTGTTCAATATGCTCCTTACGACAAACTAAGTCATGAACTTGATTTAGAACAAAAAGATGTAGAAGGACCTAACGATGATAAAGTATACATTAAAATTCATCAAGATGCTAAAATTCAATATGTAAACAGCAATTTAGATATCACTGTAGATAAAGATCAAAAATTAAAAGTTAAAGGTAATCAAGATGTTAATGTTACTGGATATGTTTATACAACATCCGGCGGCTCTAATGAAACTAAGGCAGGCGGAAATATTATCGAAGTAGCACCAAATATTCATATGAACGGTCCTCCAGCCGCTACAGCAGCTACAGCAACAACTCCTTTAGATGCAAGGGTAAGTGCCAAGGCTGTGCCTTTAAGAGTGCTTGTTCAACATGCATTACCAGATATTGAAGTGGAGGATGACAATAATAACAATGGATCGAACAATTCAGATACACGAATAGTAAGAAATATTACCACCTTAAACACTATTTTAAAAAGAGTTCCAACTCCAGAACCTTATCCGCATCATGAAAATTTTGATCCAGAAAGTTATAAACCAGAAATGACAGATAGAGATTCTGGAGGAAGATACATTTCTATAGGGACAGAACCTACTGAAACATATACTACCCCGAGCAATTTTAATGAATACACTATCTCAGTAGATACTTTTGAAAAAATTAAGGGGTAATATATGTATAATAATAGGTTATATGATAATATTGTTTTAAAAGGTTCTAATAATCTACAAAGCATTCCAGGATCTAAAACTTATAAAGGATTCAGTAGTGTAAGTTCAGAAGCAAATAGTTTTGCATTGTACGATCTAGCTTTAATTAAACAAGATATTTTGAATCATTTCAATACACGACAAGGAGAAAGGTTAGAACAACCTGAATTTGGTACTATTATTTGGGATGTGCTATTCGAGCCTTTAACAACAGAGCTAAAAGATCTTATTAGGAAAAATGTAGAAACTATTGTTAATTATGATCCTAGAGTAATAGCCGACGAAGTTATAGTAACTAGTTACGAAAGCGGAATCCAAATCGAATGTGTGCTTATATTTTTACCATACAATATTAGAGAATCTATACAATTACAATTTGATCAAGAAAATGGATTAATATAGATATATACGCACTTTTCAAATACGGTAAATATTATATAAATGGGACAAACTAATGCCAGCAATAGATAGACAAAATAGATTACTAGCAGCAGAAGACTGGAAAAGAATTTATCAAAGTTTTAAAAATGCCGATTTTCAAAGTTATGATTTTGAAAATCTACGTAGAGTAATGATAAATTATATCAGAGAAAATTATCCAGAAGATTTTAACGATTATATTGAATCTAGTGAATATCTTGCTCTTATTGATGTCATCGCTTTTTTAGGACAAAGTATTAGTTTTAGAACAGATTTAAATTCTAGAGAAAATTTTTTAGAATTAGCTGAGCGTAGGGAAAGTGTATTAAGACTATCAAGATTGTTGGGCTATAATGCTAAAAGAAATATTAATGCAAGCGGTCTGCTAAGATTTAGTACAGTAAGCACCACTGAAAATGTGTTCGATTCTAACGGAAGAAATTTGTCTGGACAAATTATTGGCTGGAACGATCCTACGAATCTAAACTGGTTTGATCAATTTATTAAAGTTATCAACGCAGCATTGCCAGCGTCTAGACAATTCGGCAACCCTGATGACAAGGATGTTATAAACAACATTCCTACCGAGCAATATAGATTTCAAAGTGCCAATACAGATGTACCAATTTATAGTTTTACTAAGTCTATTGACGGCAGAAACATGGTTTTTGAAATAGTTAGCTCTACATTTAAAAATTCATTGGACGTATATGAGGAACCGCCTAGTTTAGGTAATAGGATAGCATTTATATACCGAAATGACGGCAAGGGTAATGCCAGTGCTAATACAGGTTTTTTCATTTATTTTAAACAAGGAATTTTAAATCAAGGAACGTTCGATATCACACAACCTAGTACAAACGAAATTGTGGATATAGATGCTACAAATATAAATGATAGTGATGTTTGGTTATATAGATTAGATCAGAACGGTTTAGAATCGGAATATTGGCAAAAAGTACCAAGCTTAGAAGGTAATAATATCATCTATAACAGTTTATCGAAATCTGTCAGAAATATTTATAGTGTAACTACAAAGGCAGGTGACAGAGTTAGTTTAACATTTAGTGATGGTACTTTTGGAAATTTGCCTCTAGGCACCTTTAGAGCATATTATAGAGTAAGTAACGGTTTATCTTATACAATAAATCCAAAAGATATTAGAAATGTTAATATTGATATTCCTTACATAAGTTCTTCAAATCAGTTAGAAACTATTTCTATCTCTCTAAGTTTACAATCTAGTATAGATAATAGTAGTGAAACAGAAACTAATGATAGTATTAAAACAAATGCGCCAGCTACTTATTATACTCAAAACAGAATGATTACTGCTGAAGATTATAATATCAGTCCTCTAAGTGTTAATCAAGAAGTAATAAAAGTAAAGTCAGTTAATAGAAGTTCTAGTGGTATAAGTAGATATTTTGACTTAATTGATCCTACAGGAAAATACAGTAAAACTAATTTATTTGCTGATGATGGTGTAATCTATAATCAAGAATATACAGATAGTTTCAGATTCAGTTATCAAACACGTACAGATATTGAAGCAGTGATTTATAATCAAATTTCAGAATTACTTAAAACTGTACCTTTACGAGATTTTTATTATAGTAAGTTTTTTAAAATTATAACAGATAGTTTAGATGTGAGTTGGTTTAGTAGAAGCTCAGAAACAAATCAATCTACCGGTTATATAGCAGATACTAGTACAGGTGTAATTTATAAATTAGCCGAGTACACTTCAAATAGTTTACGGTACTTTACTGTAGGTACTCTTGCAAGGTTTATCTCAGGACCTGGTCGGTATTTTGATTTAGCAGACAATAATAAAATTAAAATAGGATCTGCAGGAGCTGCTAATACAGCCACTAGTTTATGGACTAAAGTTGTTAGTATTGCAGGAGACGGATCAGCTAATAATACAGGAATATTAGTAGATGGTAGTGGACCAGTAATTTTAAATGATATAATTCCTCAAGGAGCTATATTAAGTACACTTATTCCTACATTAAGATCTACAATAGAAGCAAGCACTATTTCTACTATGATAGACTTAATTTTTTCAAACAAACCATTTGGATTAAGATACGATATAGAAAATAGATCATGGAAAATTGTTTTTGAATCAAATCTTAATACTGTAGATAACTTTAGTCTAGGTAAACAAGGAGATGTCAGTAATCAAAAATTAGATTCAAGTTGGTTAATTTTGTTTACTACTGACACAGAATTTTATACAGTAAAAAGTAGACTTACGAGATACATCTTTGAAAGCGATTCACAAGTAAGATTTTATTATGATGCCAGCGACAAAGTATATGATACAAGAACAAATAGTACTGTGAAAGATAAAATAAAAATTTTAAGTATTAATACACAACCTAATTCTACTTTACCTTTCACTTATGATAAGGATTGGGAGATCACTGAAGAATTTAAAGGATTAGATGGTTATGTGGATACAAAAAAAATACAAATTACATTCAGTGACACTGATGATGATAGTGTAGTAGATAATCCTGTATTGTTCGATGAAATAGTAGATGCTGCTAATACAACCTTACAAAATAAATTTATTATACAACAAAAATATGAGTTTGCAGAAGGACAAGAAGATTACAAATATGTTTCTAATAGTGATCAAAAAGTTTTAATACTTGCGTCAGAATCAAATATTGGAAGTTTAGTTAACTATGCTGACGGTCAATATTTTTATTTTGATGATACAAAAACAGTGAAAAAATTAGACAAATCTACTAGTACTTTAAATGCAACTTTAGATTATAAATTATTCACAGGAAGAGATAAATTAAAATTTCAATACACACATAATGCAGATTATGAGTCAAGGATTGACCCAGGCATTACAAATATAATAGACATTTATGTTTTAACAAGGAATTATGATCAGATTTTTAGACAGTGGTTAAACGGGTCTATAAATGAAGAGCCGTTGCCTCTTAGTTCCGATAATTTGTATATCTTAATGAATCCAAAGTTGTCACAAATAAAATCAATAAGTGATGAAATAATTTATCATCCGGTAAAATATAAAGTTTTATTCGGAGAAAAAGCTACGACTAATGTACAAGCTTTATTTAAAGTAGTCAAAAATACAGATATCGTAATAAGTGATAATGATGTCAAAGCAGGCGTACTTAGTGCTATTAATGAGTTTTTTGCTTTAGAAAATTGGGATTTTGGAGATAATTTTTATTTTTCAGAATTAGCAACTTATGTAATGACACAATTAAGTCCTTATATTGTGAATTTTATTTTAGTGCCTAAACAATCAGATTTAAATTTTGGTGCATTATATGAAATAAGATCAGAAAAAGATCAAATTTTTATTAATGGTGCAGGTATTAATGATATTGAAATAATTAACACAATAACAGCTAGTAAATTAAAAGCTAGCGGAGCAATTTATGCTAGTCAAACAGTTACAGGACAGCAATCTATAACGAGTTCGGAGATTAATTAATGGCAGATCAAGAAGAACCTAATCTACCAATTGGTATTAATGAAGAAAGAAAAAGTGTTAATTTATTACCAAAATATTATAGGACTAATACTAATTCTAAGTTCTTAGATGCAACAGTAGATAATCTGACACAACCTGGCACAGTTAAAAAACTAAATGGATTCATAGGAAGACAAAACGGTAAAGCTGTAAAAGCTTCTGATATTTTTGTTTCTGCGTCAGATACTTCACGACAAAATTATCAATTAGAACCTGCTGCTGTTATTAAAGATGAATTTGAAAATATTACATTTTTTAAAGACTACTTAGATTACATTAATCAAATTAAGATTTTCGGCGGCAACGTAGATAATCATGAAAGATTAAATGAACAAGAATTCTATAGTTGGAATCCACAAATAAATTGGGATAAATTTGTTAATTTTCAAAACTATTATTGGTTACCTTACGGGCCCGATCCAATAAGTGTAGTAGGACAACAGCAGGAAATTATAAGCACATACACTGTAAATTTAGTCAATGACGGAGATAATTTAGCATATGTAATGTCTCCTGATGGACTTACTAGAAACCCTACTATTACCTTATTTAGAGGACAAACATATAGATTTGAGATCAATAGTCCTGATAATCCTTTTAGTTTTAAAACTGCAAGAACAACAGATAATTTAAATCGATATTCAACAGGTATTTCTTCGAATTCAGTTTCTGTAGGAACTATCACCTTTACAGTAAGTGTTAATGCTCCTGATGTAATTTTTTATTGTAGCGAAGCAGATGCAAATGCAGGAGGCGCAATACACATTTTAGACATAGAAGAAAATACATTTTTAAATGTAGAAACAGATATCATAGGAAAAAAATCATATTCTATTCCAACTAATAACATTAGCTTATCTAATGGAATGAAATTAAAGTTTGAAGGTAACGTAACTCCAGAAATTTACAGTGATGGTTATTGGTATGTCGAAGGTGTTGGTTCAGCAATTAGATTAATATCAGATCAAGATTTAGATATAATTTCATCTTATAGCGAAGAAAAAGAATTATTATTTGATGATACAGCTTTTGATAAAGATCCTTTTAGCACAGCGAGTGCCTTTCCAATTAATAAAGATTATATAACAATCAATCGTGCTAGCCCTGACAGGAATCCTTGGTCTAGATATAACAGATGGTTCCATCAAGATGTTATTATAGCATCCGCACAAAGTAGAAATCAATTAGCAGAATTTGATCAATCGGCAAGAGCTAATAGATGTATAATAGAATTCGATGCAGGTTTAAAATTATTTAATTTTGGACACAAGGCTAAGAAAAATGTTAGTTTAATAGACACATTTACTACAGATATATTCTCTACAATTGAAGGATCATTAGGCTATAATGTAGATGGAATAGATTTAGTAGATGGTATGCGTGTTTTATTCATAGCAGATACAGATAGATTAGTTAAAAATAAAATTTTTAAAGTAAATTTTATAGAAGTAATTGTTCCATCTCGTCAAATAGAATTTGATGCTTCAATAGTTGATAAAGATAATAATATTTTAAATTTCAATAATGAACATGGTCTAACGTCAGGGCAGCAAGTATTTTATTTGAACAACGGAAATGCTAATATTTCTGGATTACTTAATAGGAAATTATATTATGTTTCTGTTATTTCTGCAACAAAAATAAAATTATTTACAGATAAATTATTAACTTTTGAGGTTGATATATTTGATATAGGTTCTGGACAACATAAAGTCGAGTTATTTCAAGGAAAACGTAGACAAATAAATCTTACAGAAGAGCCTGACATTGATCCTATCTTAAACGAGACTGTTTTAATAGAACAAGGATTACAAAATCAAGGACAAATGTATTATTATGATGGTGAAACTTGGAAATTAGGTCAAGTAAAGTCTACAGTTAATCAGCCTCCATTATTTGATATCTTTGATTCTGAAGGTAATAGTTTTGGTGATCTGTTGGTGTACGACAGTTCTACATTTAGCGGAACTAAATTATTTTCTTATAAAATAGGAACAGGAAATGTTGATTCAGTTCTTGGGTTTGCTTTAAGTTATAAAAATATCAATAATATTGGGGATATTGTTTTTGACTTCAATATACTTAGTGATAGTTTTACCTATAAATCTTTGGCAGTAGTTAAAAGCTTAAAAATAGATATTGGTTTTTTAAAAGTAATTTCGGATCTTGATAACTTTAATTATACTAACGGCTGGACGAAATGTCAAGTAGCTAATGTTCAACCTATAGTAAGAATTTTTAAAAATTCTAATTTAGTAAATGATTTTCCAGTTGATGTTTATGATAATACCGATGATCTAAACGATTTGGATGTTAAAGTTCTTGTTAACGGAATAAGATTAAAAAAAGAAGATTATACTATACAAGATGGAGTTGTTAGAAAATTTGTAAGGTTGAACACGGATGTAGGACTTGATGATGTCGTCACTCTAAGATGTTTTGCATCTCAAAATAAAAATGATAAAGGATATTATGAAATCCCAGTTAACTTACAAAATAACCCATTAAACAATGCTTTAGAGTCTTTTACTTTAGGTGAAGTGATCGATCATGTAGGAAGTATAGCAGATAACAATAATGAGTTCGTCGGCGAATTTCCAGGAAAAGGTAATTTAAGAGATTTATCAAATGTAAGTGGATATGGAACTAAATTTTTACAACATAGCGGACCTTTAAATTTATCTTTATATCATCTAACACAAAAAAGTTTTAATTTAATAAAGGCCTTAGAAAAATCAAGTTTAGATTACGGTAAGTTTAAAAGAGCTTTTTTAAGTGCAGCTTCTACAAGTGACATAACCACAGATACTAGACAGCATGTTGATTACATATTAGAAAAAATAACTAAAGATCAACCAAAATCTTTACCGTATTATTTGTCTGATATGTTTGCTTTTGTAGGATCAAACAGATATGAATTTGTAGTAAGAGATTCTAGAATTAAAATTTATCCTTTAACAACAAATTTTAATTTAGATAATCTTAGTAATAGAGCTGTTTATGTCTATCTAAATGATCAACATTTAATATATGAAAAGGACTATGAATTTGGAACAGAACCTTTTATAAACTTACTAATTGATTTAGCAGAAAATGACAAAGTACAAATATATGAATATGAAAGCACAGACGGAACTTTTTGCCCGCCAACACCATCTAAATTAGGGATTTACCCCAAGTATGAACCTAAGAAATATATAGATAACACCTATCTTACTCCAACCGAAGTTATACAAGGACACGATGGAAGTATCACTATAGCCTTCGGAGATTATAGAGATGATATGTTGTTAGAATTAGAAAAACGAATTTTTAACAACATTAAGATAAAATACGATTCTGATATTTTTAACATTTATGATTTTATTCCAGGGTATGAAAGAAGTATTTCATATTCTAAAGTAGAAGTAGACAATGTTATTGCATCACTGTTTTTCCAGTGGACTTCTAATATAAATCAAGACTATACAAAACAGCTTGAGTGGGATTCTGAGAATTCTTTTACTTTTAACTACAGAGATAATTATGCTCCTGACGGAACTGATGTTCCTGCATTTTGGAGAGGTATTTATAAGTGGTTTTTAGATACAGATAGACCACATACTCATCCGTGGGAGTGCTTAGGTTTTACACTACAACCTAAGTGGTGGAATGAAGTTTACGGTCCAGCACCTTATACTAAAGATAATTTAATTTTATGGGATGATTTACGTCAAGGTATTATTAGAGAGCCAGGAAAACCAATAACTATTAACACTCAGTTTGTAAGAAGTATTTTAACTGAAAGATGTCCTGTTGATGAAGAAGGAAATTTAATTTCACCTTTATCTTCTAATTTTGTTAGCGGTTATATAAAACCAACAGCAGAAGGTTATTATACATTCGGAGATCAGGGACCAGTTGAAACTGCTTGGCGACGTAGTAGCTATTATGCTTTTGCTCTAATTCAAACAGCACTATTATTAAAACCAAACAAAGTTTTAGCCACATGTTTAGACAGAAGTAGAGTTAATCGCAATCTCACCAACCAACTAGTTTATAGTCATACTAATCTTAGAATTAAATTAAAAGATATAATAATGCCATCTACTGTAAAAAGTTCGGCTAGAATTTTTACTTCTGGATTAATTAATTACATTGTAGATTATGTTAATTCAGATATAACAAGTTTATTAGAAAATTATGTTTATGATTTACAAAATTTAAAAAATAATTTATCAAGTAAATTAGGAGGATTTACTACACAAAATAAATTTAAACTTTTATTAGACAGTAAATCTCCTACTAGTGTAGGGGGTGTGTTTGTACCAACTGATAATTATAAAATTGCATTAAACACATCTAGTCCAATTAAAAAAATTACATACAGCGGCATAATTATTACAAAATTTGCGGACGGATTCGAGATAAGAGGTTACATTCAAACTCAACCGTACTTTGTTTATTTTCCTTATAGATTAACTGATAAGGTCATTCGAGTAGGAAGTATTTCAGAAAGCTTTGTATTATGGCAAACAGGAAAAAATTACATAGCCGGAAAAATTGTAAATTACAATGGCGAATACTATAGAGTTAAAACTAGTCACGAAACTGATGAAAATTTTAATCCTGAGTTGTATGCTAAGTTATCAGGACTTCCCCAAACAGGCGGAAGAGAAGCAGTTTTAAGGAAAAATTGGGACACAAAAAATCCTCAAAAACTTACATACGGTACAAAATTTAGAACTATTCAAGAAGTAGTAGATTTTATTCAAGGTTATGGTGCTTATTTAGAATCAGAAGGAATAATCTTAGAAGAATATAACGCCAATCTTAAAACAGTAATAAATTGGGAAACCAGTATTAAAGAATTTTTATTTTGGACAACACAAAATTGGGCTGAAGGATCGGCAATAAGTTTAAGTCCAGCAGCAGATCTATTAACTCTTAAATTAGACAGATGTGTTGTTAATGATGTTAAAGATCCTTTTTACGGTTATAATATTTTTAAAGTAGATGGTTCCATATTAGATGATAGTTTTACTAATGTTTCTAGGAATGAAAGTAATTTTAATTTAAGACCGATTAACACAAATCAAGGAATATACGGAGCAGTTCTATATCTTGTTCAAAAAGAACATATATTGATTTTAGATAATACTACTTTGTTTAATGATGTTATATACGATGTAGAACCAGGTTACAGACAGGAAAGAATTAAAGTTATAGGATACATTAGCTCAGCATGGAACGGAGGATTTAATGTTCCAGGATTCATTTTTGATAATGCAACTATTTCTAATTACGAACCATACGTAGATTATAATTTAGGTGACATTGTAAAATATAAAGAATTTTATTATAGTGCTAAGTCTCGTATTACAGGATCGAGCGAATTCGTTTCTAAAGAATGGGTAAGACTAGATGAAAAACCAGTGGCAAAATTAATTCCTAATTGGGATTATAGAGCAGAACAATTTACAGATTTTTATGATTTAGATACAGATAATTTTGATTCCGAACAACAAAGATTAGCACAACATTTAATTGGCTATCAAAATAGACAATATCTTGAAAATATTATTAAAGATGATGTTAGTCAGTATAAATTTTATCAGGGAATGATAACAGAAAAGGGAACGCAAAATGTTCTTAGTAAGTTATTCGATGTTCTAAGTGCTGATGAGCAAGACAGTTTAACTTTTAACGAGGAATGGGCTGTACGTGTAGGTGAGTATGGTGCCATAGATTCTTTTAATGAAATTGAATTAAAATTAGACGAGAAAGAATTTAAATTAAGTCCGCAGCCTGTAGAATTAGTTCAAATTAAAGATCCTTCAATAGTAGACTTCGTCTATAGACAAACACCATCAGATATCTATATTAAACCGGTAGGATATAATAATAATCCATTTCCGACAAGTAACCAAGAAAAATATTTAAGATCCCCAGGATATGTAAGATATGAAGATGTTAAAATATATGCTGACAATTTACAAACAGCAACACTTAATGGAGTCTCTTCATTTAACGAGGGAGATTATGTTTGGTGCGCTTTTGAAAATAAAGAATGGAATGTATACAGATTCACAAAAAATACATTCATTCCTACTTTCATAGAATATGAGAATAATATATTAACCATAACTTGTGATAAAATTCCAGATATTAATATAGGCGATTTTATAGCTATAAAACAAACGTCATCGTTAGATAATTTTTATACAATTAAAAATATTATAGGTAGAAAAATAATAATTGAAGCTGTTATCTCAGGATGGATTAATCCTTTTACTGAGTACAATACTATTTTAACTTTTAAGTTTATTTCTAGTAGAATTGATAATATAGATAAAGCTAATGAACATCTGCCATCTAATATTAAAGAAAATGAACTATTATGGGTAGATAATAATGGGCTAGGACTTTTTACTACATATAAAAATAATAAAATCTTTGACAGAGAAGAATTTGATAACACAGGGGCTAGTCTAAATTATAAATTTGGCAATAAGGTTAGTATTACTAAAAATGGAAATATTGCAGCAGTTACAACTAATGATAATGTCTTAATTTTCAATAGATCAGGTAGAGGTTATTCTTGGCAGCAAATACAAACAATAACACCTAACACCGATATTGCTAGTGCTATCGAATTAAATTTTGGTGTGGAAACCGCCTTTAGCCCAGATGGAGAGTGGTTAGCCATCTCGGCCCCTACTGCAAGTTTTGTAAAGTCAAGGTGGGTAGGAGAATTTAACAGATTAAGCAGTTATTCACTCTCTGATATAGTTCAGGTCAAAAATGTTCATTTTAGTGCAAAACAAGGATATACGTTTGTCAACGATGGTTCTTCTCTCTATGATGTTAATAAATTTAATCAAGATTGGGTTCCGGCATATTTAATACCAACAGATATAAGCAAACCTGCAAGTGGATTGAATAGACAAGGATATGTTAACATTTACAAGAAGCAGTCGGGTAATAATAGATACATTTTTAATAGTAGTTTTGTAAGTCCTAATCCAACAGATAATGAAAAGTTTGGCAGTAAATTAGAATTTGCAAAGCAGGGAGAAGAATATGTTTTAGCCGTAAGTAGTTTAGGTTATAACAATAATCAAGGTAGAGTATATCTATTTAGATATGGAACGACAGAAACTGATAGTACTGTTAGTTTATGGCAAATGGATTATGACAGAAATTATGTAGGACTTTATAATCCTTTAAATCAGTATTATGCCGGAGATATTGTATTTAGAGCACACTTATCTGTAACCGCAGGTTCTTTTGTAGTTGGAAAATCATACATAATTGAAACTTTAGGCACTACTAACTTTACTCTCATAGGAGCCTCATCTAATACTATGGGCGATTTATTTGTTGCAACTGGTGTAGGAACTGGAACAGGCACTGCTTATGAACCTGATTTGTATGATGAATTTTTATTTTATAGATGTTTAGCAGATCAAGATCCAGCACCAATGGAGACTAATTCCAGTGCATGGGAAGTGATCGAAGATCCTAACGTATTAGGCTTTTTCCCTCAACAAATCCAAGATAATACAATTACTGATGCAAACCTTGATGTTTATCCGTCTACTAATCAAAACGTAGAATCAGTGTTACAAGGAGATTTGTTTGGTTATGATGTGAGAATGTCTGAAGATGGATTAAAATTAATTATTTCAGCTCCTGCCGCAGATCATGCTAACCATACAAATTATAAAGGAAGATTTAGAACTAATCAAAGATACGATGTAAATGATGTTGTTTACCATAACGGTTTTTATTATGCATATAAAAGATCGTTCGATAGTTCTCTTCCTAGTGCATTTGTTTCGGCCGATTGGAGATTGCTAGATTACGATATTTTTGATCCTAACAATGTGTACAATATTGGTGATATTGTTTATTATAATAATTTTTTATGGAAGGCAAAAACAAAAATATATGGTGATGGTAGCACAATTAACTTAACTACACAAGACTGGGAAGTTCAGCCAAATCCTATTGATCCAAATACAGGAAAAGTTTTTGTATATGAGTATAACGGAGAATCATTTGTATTAGTAGATACGTTAGGATCTCAAAATCTAAAAATAAACACTAAAGAACGATTTGGAGAATCTATAGCGATTTCTGCTACAGGTAATTACCTAGCAGTTAGTTCTATACTAACAGATGAAGCACAGTTAGATCAAGGCAGAGTTCTTGTTTTTGAATCAAGTACAAGTACTTTTTCTAAGATTCAAGATCTTTATAGCATTCAAAAAGAGCCAAGAGAAAAGTTTGGTATGTTTATAGATTTTATGAATGACGATCAAACCTTGGTTGTTTTTAGTGTTAACGGAGATGTATCTAATGAAACTATTTTTGATTCAAGAGAAACATATTTTGATAGTAAGACTCTAAAAATAGTGGATGTGCTTAAAGATACAGGTAGGATTGATATTTTTGATAGATATTATTCTACATTTATCTATGGAGAATCTTTAACTTCATCTGCAACTAATGATGTAAATGATAGTTATGGAAGAACTATTGCTGTAGGAAATAATACAGTGCTAGTAGGTGCACCAACAGATGATGATTATGAAGTAGATGCAGGTAAAGTTTACAGTTATACAAAACCAAATAGATTGTGTTGGGAAGTAAAAGATGTTGAAAAACACATTGCCAGCGCCAATAAAATTAAAAAAGCTTTTTTATACAATAAAGTTAACAACAATATTGTAGCCTATTTAGATGTAATTGATCCTTTACAAGGTAAGATAGCCGGGATAGCCGATCAAGAATTAAGATATAAAACATATTTTGATCCTGCTTTTTATTCAGTAGGCAATCAAACTGTAAATGTAGATACCGGATTAAATTGGACTTCATCACATAAGGGTATGTTATGGTGGGATTTAACAAGAGCTAAATTTTTAGAATTTTCGGGCGGTGATGTAATTTATAGAAGTACTACTTGGAATAAGTTATATGAATCAGCTAGCATAGATATTTACGAATGGGTAGAAACAAAATATCTGCCTAGCGAGTGGGATTCTTTATCAGGAACGGAAGAAGGATTCGCTCAAAATATTACAGGAACTTCTAAATACGGCAACAGTGTTTATAGTGTTAAACAAAAGTATGATTCTGCAAGTCAAAGTTTTACAAACACTTATTATTACTGGGTAAAGAATACTTCGATTATTCCTAATGTACAAGGAAGAAGTTTAAGTGCAATAGATGTTTCCAAATTAATTGCTGATCCTGTAGCATATGGATATCCTTGTTTAGCGTTTTTAGGTACAGATAGTTTTAATCTTGTCAACATTCAAAATTATTTAGAAAATAATGACATAGTCCTTTCGATACAATATTGGTTGGTAGATAATCAAACTCAAAATTATCACAGTCAATGGAAAATTATAAGCGAAAATGCAGGGACTTCTATTCCTTCTTTTATAGAAGCTAAATGGATCAATAGTCTTGTAGGTAAAGACGAAAAAAATAGACTATTACCTAATTTAAAATTGCCAGGGAAAATACGTTATGGAATTGAAGACAGACCTAGGCAAAGTATGTTTATTAATAGAATAGAAGCAGTAAAAGAAATTATAGAAAGAGTAAATCAAGTTTTAATTAAAGAATTAATTGTAGACGAATTTGATCTTACCGATTTAACTTTATCAGAACAATCGCCATCTATAATAACAGGTAAATGGGATAAAGTAATAGATTTTGAAACCGAACTAAGATTTATAGGTATAGCTTTCTTAGAACAAGCAGTGCTTTCTCCAGTAATTGTAGATGGCAAAATAATTGATGCAGAAATTATAAATCCAGGGTACGGTTATATAAATGCACCGTATATAGATGTAAAAGGACGAGGAATAAATGCCAACTTAAAAACTGTTTTAGACGCAAATGGCAGAGTAATTGATGTAGAAATAATTGAAACAGGCGAAGGATATACTTCAGATACTACCTTTTTTGTTAGACCCTACAGAGTTTTAGTAACCAGTGACAGTTCTATTCAAGACAAATGGGCAATTTATTCTTGGAACAAACAAGACAAGATATGGGAACGAGTGCGCAATCAATCATATAATGTTAATAATTATTGGAATTATGTTGATTGGTATTTGGAGGGATACGATCAATATACTAAAATTGATAATGTAGTAGAGAATACTTATCAACTAGCATTTTTACAAGACAATATAGGCTCTACAGTAAAAGTACAAAATGTAGGAACCGGAGGTTGGATATTATTAGAAAAATTCAATGATTCTATCACTATAGATTATACTCAAAATTATAAACTGATTGCAAGACAAAACGGAACTATACAGTTTAGTAAAACTTTGTATACTTTTAAAAATACAAATTTAGGATATGATGGTTCGTTACACGACTCTAACATTTACGATTTAAGTGCATTAGAAGAATTGAGAATAATTCTTAACACTATTAAAAATAATATTTTAGTAGATAATTTACGACCTGAATATATTAAATTATTTTTTGCATCTCTTCGATACGTGCTAAAAGAACAAATATATGTAGATTGGGCTTTTAAAACAAGTTTTGTAAAGGCAACACATCATGCCGGAGAATTAAAACAAAAAGTTAATTACAATAATGATAGCTTAGAAGATTTTGAAAATTATGTAAAGGAAGTTAAACCTTATAGAACAAAAGTAAGAGAATATGTAAGTGCATATAATAAAGTCGACAATGCCAATCATGCAGTTACAGATTTTGATTTGATACCAGTTATAGATTCTAGTACAAAAATTTCGCCTGTTGATGTTAGATTAGATGATAATGGTGAGATTTTTAGTACCTATTCTGATATAGAAACTTATCCTTGGAAATTTTGGTATGATAATATTGGTTACAAAATTACTGACTTAATTATTGTAGATGGAGGATCCGGGTATATTAGATCTCCATTAGTAAAAATAATTGGCGGTTTCGGAGTTGATGCAGAAGCTAAAGCTTATATAAGTAATGGTAAAGTTACACGTATAGAACTCATTAATAAAGGAAAAGGATATTTAAAAGCACCTACAGTTATAATAGATGGCGGTCTTAATGTAGGCGGTGTTCAAGCAAAAGTTGTTGCAGTTATTAATGAAGGGCTTGTGAGGTCTAATAAAATATCAATTAAATTTGATAGAATTACTAGATCATATTATGTTACAGAACTTGAGGCTTCGGCTCAGTTTACAGGAACAGGTAACAGATTACAATGGCCCTTACAATTCAGTCCTAGAAATATTAAAACAATAAAGAACGGAAATGTTTTGCCAAAAGTTACAATTAATAATGTAGATGTTTTAAGAAACAATTTTAAACTTTCTACAAAAACATCTACAAATAAGGGATATACAAGCTATTCTGGATTAATTACATTTTTAGAAGCACCACCAGCTGGTTCTACAATATCTGTTACTTACGAAAAAGATTTTAATCATTTATCAGCTGCTGATAGAATAAACTTTTACTATAATCCTGTAAAAGGTCAGTTAGGCAAAGATTTATCACAGTTAATGACAGGTATTGATTTTGGTGGTGTAAATATATCAGGGTTAGGGTTTGACGTTAGTAAGGGTTGGGATACTTTACCGTGGGTTGATGAAACATGGGACGGATTTGATGCAACGTTTAATGATGAAATAGTAAGGCTTAACGCAGATAGTTCACAGCAATATGAACATGAACTAGAATATATTCCTACAGTAGGTACTGAGATTAATGTTTATCTTAATGGACGTAGAATAGATGATCCATATTTTAATCTTTATGATGGAATTACAGTACAACCAAATGGAAAACTAGTTGCCCCACAAGGTACGTACATGCAGACTTGGGTCGGTGATGGGGAAAATAACATTATTGTTCTGCCTAATTTAACTAGCAATCCTCCATTAAATTTAAATGAAGGCGATGTTTTAATTTTTAGAAAAAGCTCAAGTGACGGTAGTTTTGCCCCAGATCAAGATAGTTATGATACTCAATTATCAGGTGGAAATTTATCTTATACTTCTGCTACTGGTTTTAGTCCCGACGACATAGTTTTAGATGGCGAAGGATTTA